TTTGATCTAGGTAGGCTCTAAGAGGAGCTCGAAGATCCCTCGCTGGAAATATTCTAGCGGGTCCATCTGGTCCTATATGAACTAGGAATCCGCTTTCGGTCTCCAAACCAATAGCTTCCTCTAGTATCAGTCTATACATGGAAAGCTGTATAGAATATTCATTATGCTGATTCTCGTAAAGAGTATGAAAAGGTCTAAGCAATTTTTTATATCTTCCCTTTGGATGATCGTCGTGCTTAAATTCCTTGTTTGTTTTCCAGTCGCCTATTAAAATTAAAATCTTATTTCTCTTCTCGTCCCACATTAGAAATGGCTGATCTATAGTTCCAGCTAATCTCCATTTCTTAGAAAATATTTTTAGCTCAGAAGGCAGGGGAACTAGATCTTTTAATTTTTGCTCGTACAATTCCTTAAACTTCAAAACTCTCTCCATCTCCTCCCCTGGTTCAGGCATTTCTGGATTAAGGCCAGTCCAAAAATCCTCTATCCATTTATGTACGTTTGTACCGAGAACAGTAGATTTGTCAGCTTTTTCCTTCCACTCGTTCTCTATGACCGATGGGTCAACTCCTCTCTGTCTTGCTTTTTCTCTTACCCAATAATCCCTCTGGAACGGTTCTTTAAAATTCTTCAGGAAAGTTGTAACTGAATCGAATTTTTTACCCGAGTATGTGTAGGTATGTGAAGGTTCGTCAAAAATAAAATTAGCATCATTAAACACTTTAAGTCTCTTCTCTATTTCATCTTTCTCTTTTAGCAGTATTTCTTTCATGGTATTATAATTTAAAAGAGAAAGTGAATTATGGCCCAAATTGATGAAACAGGCAAAAGTATGGAATAAAAAATAAACCAAAACCAAGTCAATTTACGGAAAACAAAATAATACACGACAAGGTATGATTCATTGTTAGTTGTCTGGATAGGATCAAGTGAAACAGATATCATCTCTTCCAGCCCAACCTTTCCTAAATATTCATTAATAGGCTTAATCGTTTCAAAAACAAAAGATGGTCTAGACTCCAGGGGCAAATCCTTTGATAGTGTCACCTGCGGTGGAAGATTAACCACCGTGTAAATTCTGCAAAGCCAATCGTATCTAAGTCCCCTTCTGGTCCAAATTATATCGCTTGCAGCCTCGCTCTTGACCATCTTACGATATTTAAGGTAGATGTAAAATTCCTTTAGTGCTCCAAACATGATGTTAACTTTTAATTTATATCGTATTATTCCATTAAGGTTTCCCCATTTTTTTCTTGATCTTAGCTCTTGCTCTTCTTATTCTCGTAGCTATGGATCTTTTCTTGATACCATATTTGATCGCTATGTCCTTGTATTTCATACCATTTATCTCTCGGTCTACCATAATGTCTCGGTAGAGTTCAGGTAATGTTCTTATTTCGTCTATGACCGCCTCATATACGGCATCAACAGTGTTCTCTTCATTGAAAAAAGCATAATCAATTGAATTTTCTAGAACATAATGCTCGCCCATGATTGAATCGTGCTTAATTGAATGAAAATCCAATTCCTTTTCATTCTGTGAAACGTATTTGTTCCTAGATTTAATTAGCAATAAGCTCTCATTACGTGCAATATTATAACACCACGTAGAGAAATTACCTCTCTCATCGTCATATTGATCTATTTTAGTCCAGATCTTGGTCATTGTGTTAATGAAAGCATCCTCCGCTAATTCCCTGTCTTTTAGAATAACGTAGCAGTGATTCAATACACCGGGTCTCAATCTCTCAAAAAGTTCTTTGAATGATTTCTCGTTCTTCTCGAATAGGAAATTCCCTGCAAGTTTTTGGATGTTTTTCTCAACCTTCTCTTTCTGTTCTATCATTATATAAATATATTTACAAATTATAATTTCATTAATTCAATCCCGCCTCTTAAAAGAAAGGACAACGAATCATGCTTCCTATATAGCTCGGTAAAAACTACTCTCTTTATAGCGGATTGAATGATTAGTTTTGAGCATTCGAAGCAAGGGGAAAGAGTTACGTAAATCGTAGAGCCATCAGAGCTCTGAGTGCTCTTAGCTAACTTTGTTATAGCGTTTGCCTCCGCATGCAAAACCCAGGATAGCGTATCACCTTTCTCATCCTCACATACATTAGGAAATCCCGTTGGTGATCCGTTATACCCATCCGATATAATAGACTTATTTTTAACCATTAAACATCCAACCTGTGCTCTTTTACAATGGGAATTCTTTCCCCAGGATTCAGCCATCTCGAGATACACGGAATCCATTCTCTCCTCTTTTTCGTTTAAATATAAGTTATCGCCAGTTAAAAGTAAATACGTTGAATCTGACTGTGGTATAACTCTCCAGGAGATGTTTTTTTCTATAAATTCTTCATTTATGAAAGATAGATCTTTAAAGAGTATCTTTTCTGACATAGGCATTCCAGTTTAATATACCTCAAATGTAATACAAAAATCCGCAGGAAACCCGAGGGTTTTAAATTAAATTCTTCTAGAATCTGGTCTAAAAGGATCAGGTGAACTAATATTTAGTGGTCCAGCTAGTGTATTTGCTATCTTACTAAGAAGGCTTTTAATGTCTTTAGCATCCTCATTAGACAGAGATGCACCAGAGGAAGAACTAGAAGCTCCACTAGACGCGGGCTCAGCTGTCCCTGATTTGCTAGCTGTCTCAGTAGTTTCTGATTTTGAGCTAGCCTCCGGATTTGCTGATTTGCTCTTCTCCGGGGCAGGGGCTGCGGTTGGGGCAGGCTTGGGCTCGGGGGGTGGCGCTGGCTTAGGCGGTGGATTCAATTCAGGCTTCTCGTTTACTGCTTTGCTTTTGGTATCTTCTTTACCCGTATTTTCCTTGGGTGATTTTTTACCCAAATCCTGAACTTTACTTACAGCTTTCTGATTAGCCGTGCCGATTAACTTTTCGGTTTTATCACCGGATATACCAAATTTGGATCCCAAGTTAACAGCTTTATCTGTTAGCCCTGATTTTTTTTCCAAAAGAGAAAGTCCAGTAGTTGCAATACCAGCACCTGAATTTTTCTTAGATTCTAACAATTTTCCTTTGGAGAATAGGCCCTCTCCAGTACTCCCCTTTTCTTTTTCTTTTCTATTTTTTGTGATCTTCTCTACGCTTTCCTCTTTTGAATTATCTTTTTCCTTTCCCCCGCTTTCCTCTTTAGAACTAGGTTTTTCCTTCCCTGCTAATTCTGGCCCGGCAGTTAAAAATTCATTGAGAGAAGAGGCAGGTCCAGAACTGTAACTGCTTATATAGGAATCTAGATCATCCTGCAGGCTTTTAGGATATTCTGTATAGAATTCATAGTCTTCGGCTAATAATCTTTCTCTTTCCGCTTTTATTTCCTCTGCACTCGGACCCGCTGATTTGCCAATTTTTTCATCCATGCTTCCCTCTTTGTTTTCGGGTTTAGCATTTTTTATCTTATCCTGTAATTTTTCAAGAGAAACTACAGCTTCTGCACTTTTACCGCCATCCGAAACATCCATAGCAGCATCCTCAGCTATTTGCTTTTCGATCTGGCTTTTTAGAAAGCCAATATCAAAATCGCCTGCTGGTGTAACTACAACACCCTTATCCTTGTCATAGTTTAAAATCTTATCATCAAGATCGTCCTTGAGCTTAGAAACATTTTTTAATCCCTCTATTAAATCTGAAACATCTAAAGGTATTATTGAGGATCCGGTAGGAAGCGAAACCACTTCTGGTCCATTCTCACCAACTAAATAGTTTCCATCATCCTTAGTTTTACCGCCTCTTCTAAAGCTACCCTTTACGTTACCCAGTGATCTCTCTATAACATCACCCTGTTTCTTAATATCGTCCTTGATAGACGATATGTTCATTTTTTTCAATTCACCAACGAGACCCTCTAAACTTCTCGATAGGTCAATGAACTGTTTTTCACTTTCGGTAGATGACATTTATGAAATAATTCTTTATTTCTATATATTTTGGTTGCAATTTTACTTCCTAAAAGAGAAAACTGTGCTCTTTCCTGAATCTGCAAGTACTTCTTGATTATCAGCATCAATAGCGAGATTAAGCTTATCTATCCATATCTGGTATTCATAATAAGGTATTCCCTCTACCCATTCAGGATCAAGACCGTGCTCCTTCCATAGTCTAAACTTCAGATCAAAGAAGTTCTCCAATGATATCTGAAATAACGAAAAGGGATCTAAGCCCTTTGGGAAAGGTAATGTCGGCGGTGACCTCCCTTCCACCGCACTTAGGGCACTTTACCAATGCCTTGGACTTTGTACCTATTTTTATTTTTTCAGATAATTCAAACAGTAAGCTAAATTCCTCTTTTGACCAGGAATCACTGTCTTTTAATCTTGACTGGAATGACCCTTCAGTTAGGGTTCTCCAATCCTCAAATATGAAAGGTGATATCTGTACAAAAGCATCATCTATTTCAACGCCTCTCTTGGCAAGGGATATTATAAAATCGGATATTCTTTTAGTAACTCCTATACTAGGAACAAACATCTTAATATTTTTATCCAGCTTCTTTATATCAAAAGAAAAACATCTTCTTTCGCTGTCATAATATTCCAGTATCTTATCTTCAATCTCATACATTGACAAAACACCGGTTCTAAGTTCAAATCCGTCTCTTAGCGGACATTCCTTAGATTCACAAGGATTGTTGGGAATTAATATTACACTATTCTCACCTCTAGTGAAAGTTAGATCCCTTATTGCTAGTGTTATGAAAAATCTATCCTCGGATTTTAGGTCCTGATAAGAAACTATACCCTGTGCCGGAAAATCCATTCTCATACACTTATCGAGGATATAGCCTAATTTTTCCTCTATGTCTATTCTATCCTCATCGTCTATTGTTGAGAAATGTCTGATTTCCTTTACCTCCGCAGCTCTAATAGCTATTCTAGTACCATCTGGGTAGTACATACCCTTTGATGGGAGTATACTCATTGGTATATTCTTCCAACCTAACTCTCCAGGCTGTTTTTGAGCACTATTATGGGGCTGAGTAGATTGAGCTTCCTGTTGGAAGTAAGGATGCTTTCTTTCGACCCTGCCTAACGAATTAGGGGGGTTCTGAACAGTCTGCTCTTCAATAGGGGCTTTAGCAGAAATGGGTTCCTGAGAAGTGTAAGCATTTTCATTTAGGGTAACCGGATTCTCGGTATTTGTTACAATTACTTCATCTTTAGGATCATCATAGACGAATCCACTAGCTGCTTCTTTATTTCTGAGGATTTCCTCGGGCGATAAATTCTTCATAATATTAAGATCTTATGTTATAAATTATATAACGGTCCACAAAAAAAGGACACAATTTATAGCGTCCTTTCCCTTTAAGTTCCTTTATTTTACAAGAAAAGATCTTCCCAGTAATCACATTTCCAAGAAATACTAATACTATAGATATTAGCTCCCTGGTCATAATCTAACTCCAAAGCTGGTATTGGCGTACTTATAAAGCAAACCGGTATTCTTATTCTTCTAAAAACATCACCCTGCTTATTGAATATAGATATAACCATAGATCCAACATAATCACGCTTAAGCCCCATAGCACCAGTCAATGGATTATAGATAAGATCCGACCATTGTCTAAGAGTCCTGTACACAGTCATCGAATTGGATTCGTTAAGGTTAACCTCGAATTCCATGGTTAAATCCATGTCAGTCTGGGAAGGCTCTCCTCCTGCATATCTTCTAGTAGCGAACTTATAGAATTGTTCAACTGGTCCAGATGGCTGTATATCAACGGTCATACCGGATATAGCCTTAACCTGCTGGGTCAGTATCAATTCTCCATTTAAACCAGGTAACTGCTGAACACCCGCTGGGGTATTAATAATAACCTCGAACTGGTTAAGATAAACTGGTTCGTAAAGCTGTATAGCAGCTTGAGAATTAGTATAGTGTGGTAATCCTGACATTTCTTCTTAATTTTTTTATAGGAATAGATCTTCCCAATAATCAACTGCCCATTCCATATTGTCTATCTTCCAAACCTCTTCTGCTGCATAACTTATGTTCATTGGCGAAATTGCGCTAAGTGGGAAGCAGTCTTTACAAACTACTCTTTTAAAAACGTCACCGTTTTTATTAAAGATTGAAATAACTATTGACCCTACATAGTCATTTTTAACACCCATTGCTCCGGTTAACGGATTATAGATAAGATCCGTCCATTGTCTTAGTGTTTTAAAAACATACATAGAATTAGCATCGTTCAAGTTCACAGTGAAGCTCATTGAAACGGTCATTCCAGTAGTATCCGGTTTAGCCCCCGCGTAGTTTCTTTTTGCAAACTTGTACTTCTGAGCTACAGGTGCTGGATTTTTATCTACATCCATACCAGAAACCTTCGTTACGTGCTGTAAAAGAATAGGTCCACCAGCTACAGCAGCTGGTGGATTTATTACTACCTCAAACTGGTTTAAGTAAACCGGTTCGAAGTTATTCATCGATGCGATCGAGTTTGAAAAATGTGGTAAGCCTGCCATAT